GTACTTGCGAATACCATCGTATGATACAAGGTGTGCAACCTCACTAATAACATTAGTATCCTGAAGAACCTCGTCTAAATAATCGCCTGTGTAGTGAAATACCTGACGACCATTCTCATAACGAAGTGTTACTTCGGCGTCGTTTGCGAGGTTTAGCTTGTTTAGTTTGTTTGTTAGTTCGTTCTTTACGATTTGCACTTTTATCTCCTTTGTTTTTGTGATCGTCTTCAATAGCACCGACCATTGCTTCTACCAACTCTTTACAGAACTTAGCGTTTCTAATGTCTGGTGCTTCCAACTTGCGAGCTTCATTAAGCCGCTTATAAAACTTTTCATCGAATTTTATTGTTATTTCTTTCATTTTTCGTCCAGTGCCGGAAACAGGAATCGAACCCGTGACCTGATGATTACAAATCAACTGCTCTACCAACTGAGCTATTCCGGCGATTTGGTACGGGTGGTGAGGCTTGAACTCACTATCTCTGCTTTATAAGAACAGTGCATTTACCAGTTATGCTACACCCGCTTTGGCACGCCCTACAGGATTCGAACCTGTGACCCTCGGTTTAGAAGACCGATGCTCTATCCAACTGAGCTAAGGGCGCTTGGATTTTTACATCCAGCCCATGTATATGAAGAAGTTTCTTGCTAAAGTTCCTGCCACATATCCTATACATGCGCTTGAGACCGCCACATAGATAAGCTCATTACGAACAAGCTTCTCATATTCTTTATTGATCTCTTTCATTCTTTTCTTGTGAAGTGAATCCATTATAACCCTCCTTATGGATTTTGTCAAGTGGTTCTAAGTTGCCCATTTTTCTCCAACCCTGTTTACCTGATTTGAAGAATAAGACCTTGGCACAAATGCCTGCCCACCTTTGTTTTTTTATGTCGATTATACAGCCGACATGTCTGTTTGTTTTTGTTATAACTAAATCACCTATCTTCATAAATTAGATTTCATCTTCATCCATTTTAAATTTTCTTTTACGGGAAATAATCATCGTCCTAATACCTCTCCACCTTCGTGGAATCTTTTGTCTTAGGAACTGGGCATGTCCTTCTGGAACTATAATGTCTAATGTTTTCCCGCCGTCATCTTGTTGAATACTATATTCATAATCTTCATCTAATAAAAATTCTTCTCTAAATTCTTTTAATGCTTTTTTATTTTTCATAACATACCCTTGGTACGAGCGGGGGGACTTGAACCCCCATGCCAAACGAGGCGACGGATTTTAAGTCCGTTGTGTCTACCAATTCCACCACGCTCGCATCTTGAAAACTATTATATCAATCTTCTTGCTGTTTGTCAAGCTCATAGTTGCTTGCGATAAACCCTTCTGAATAAAGAATATCTTTACGAACAATCATTATACCTTTAAACTTACCAGAGACTACCCCAAAAGTATCGTCTTGTTCTAGAACGACCTTGCCGTACCTTAACCACTGATCTTCTTTAAATTTGTAAAGAAAATCCCCTACTTTAAAATCTATTATTTTATAATATCTCATTTGTTTTCTCCAGGGTGGAAGAGGTGAGATTCGAACTCACTCAGCCTTTCGGCACTGGTTTTACAGACCAGGGCAACTCTCCAACTTTACCGCTCTTCCAAACTTGAACACCATTATAAGGCATTCTCTACTCGTTGTCAAGTTCTTCTAACTCGTTCATATAATGAGTGTGTTCTTTGCATCGCGGTTCATAGTCATCTTTACCGCCAACCATAACTTCTCTTTCTTCGTTATTCAATCGAATGGTGTAATAAGCATCTTCTCCACAAAAACAAACCGCTGGGCAAACTTCAATCCTTGTAGCATAAGGCATCATCTTTATGACCTCTTCAAAAGGATCTCCCGCAGATGACATTTGCAGTGATGAAACATAGATTGTTTTACCCCCCTTATAAAGATCTACAAGAGCATCTGCCACACCTGGGATCATAAATGCTTCATCTACAGCAACAACATCTGCTCTTCCAAGATTCTCTAAGATGTCTTGACCATTTACGATGTTTGTAGATCTCCAACGAACTCCATTATGAGACATAACAGATTCAGTTGAGTATCTTGTATCCATGTTTGGTTTGAACAACTTAATTACTTTTTTCTTGTATTTTGCCCTTTCTAATCTGGCAAGCATTCGTGATGTCTTGCCACCGAACATTGAACCTGTGTAAATAACGAATTCTTGTTTCATAGATAATCTTTCCACTCTTCAGGAGTGCTTGTACTAAAAATGTTTTCCCTTCCAACGATTAGCTCTTTTGGAATGATTGGTTTGTTTTGCAGTCTCATTCCTGCTTGCTTCACTGACTTGTTGCCTTTCTTTTGATTGCAAGACTTACAGCAAGTCACAATGTTCTTCCATACCTTCTTACCGCCTTGTGAGACAGGAATGATATGATCTAAAGTAAAGTTTTGTTTGGTCAATTGCTTTGAGCAATACTGACACTGACCTTTATCTCTTAGGAAAACATTGTCTCTGCTAAACTTTACAACTCTATTGAACTGAAATCTTTTTAGAACATTGCCTACAAAACGAACGATTGAAGGAACATTTAAAATGTCGTCAACAGTTTTGATAAATCTATCTTCGTAAACTGAAACAATCTCAACCCTACCCGCAAACCACATAGAAATAGCTTCTTGCCACTTTACATGGTGCATCGGTTGATAAGCAGACGATAATACCAAAGTATCCATTTTATACCATAACTAGTGAGAGTGCGACACCTTTTACCCCGTGCCGCCCTGCGGGTTGACCTCGACCTGTGGAAAATCACCCCCTTGTCGGTCTTGAGAGGTCAAATTGATAATCCATATCATAAACAGCAACTAAAAACCATTGTTCTCCTGTATTTTCCCATTCACCACGGGCATAAATACGGGCATCTACTACGGCTTCATCAAAATTTCGCCTTTCGATGTTTCGCATCTTTACTTCTTCTGTTTTTGGATTATGAATTACAAATTGGAATCTTTTCATCTCGACCTCGCTTGATCAATTATAGGCGATCTTGGGGTCTATGTCAAGAACTAAAACCAGTTCTTTCCGAAAATGCAATCTTTTGACTGGTTCCAGTAAACAAATCGCTTACATTTGGCGAGTGGGTAAACTTTTAGTAGTTCTTCACCAAAAGTAGATTCGCCTCTTGTAAGTCCTCTTTCATACTGGAAGTGCCACCATTCTGCTCCACCATAGGAACCGCCTCTAAAGAATGAACTGCGGGCACGAATGGAATGAAAACCATGCTTTAGAGCGAGGGCTGTGAAATCTACAAATGTTCCTGTGACTTCTTTCTTGTTTAACTTTGTCTTACCACCTGAACGAGTTACATAAGTTCCTTCGATAGTTATCTCATCACCTTCGTCGCATCTCATCCAAACTCTCCAGCGACGATCACCAATGTCTTCAATAACATAAGGATCTTTCTCTGGTTTATACATGCCTGTTGGTAGAGCCATGTCGAAAGCCAAGCCTACATAATGCATTGATTTCTTAGATCGTGCGGCTCCTGCTTTGGATGCTAAGCCTCTTCTACCGCCTGCTGAAGTCAAGTACCCGCCTAAGTCCTGAACCTCTTGGTAAAGGGCATTGTATGCCTCTGCGGCATCTGAGCGGAGTGTTACACGGGTGTAACCTGCCCTGCCAGGGAACTTATCTGCTGGGCACTTTACCCAACTTAGCTTTTCATCTGGTGGTAAATCTTCTTCTGTCTGACTATCTTCGCCAACTTGGATCTCAATCCCTCTGGCATTTAGCAACTCATTTAGTTTACCAATTGTTCCGTTGCCTGCTAAACCATCTGCTTTTAGTCCGTTTTCTGCTTGGAACTTTTTAACTTCTCTTTCTGTTGCTGGACCAAAAGCACCATCGCAGGCACCTAATTCGTAACCTAATGCTTCAAGCCCCTCTTGTAGTTCAACTACTTGATGACCGGATGAACCTTTTTTTAGTAACATTTTTTATCCTATGTGTTTTTTAAAACTTCCCAGATTGCAACGCCGATGGAACCAATAACTCCAGTTGCGCCAATCCAAAGAACTTTACTCATGTTTGCTTTCCATGCTTCAAGTTCTTTTAGACGTGAGTAAATGCCTTGATCTGGGTTGTAGATTGCCTCTTTGATCTTGGTGATATCACCTGCCATTTCCTCATTTTTTTCTTTTATCGTCATAATAACATCTTCAATTCTCTTGAGCGAACCTTTGAGTTCAGCAAACTCAACTGCGTTGTTTATTCTATTTTCAGACATATTCTGTTCCTCGTACAGTAAGTAGTTTTCTATTGCTGCTCGAACCAGTTTACACTCAAGGTGTTGTCGGAAACAGCGGCAGCCGCACTGAAACCAATAACAATAATTTCACCCGCAGGAGAAACAAGATCTAAGTCACTCAAGTCGATTGAAGTAGAACCACCGCCGTTTACACCAAAAACAAATTTTGGTTCAGTGTTAGGACTTATTGCTAAACCGTTACCACCAGCAGTTCCTAAATCAGCATAGGAAACTATACTTGAGCCACCATTTACTTCAACAAAGTTTACATCACCAGTTATTTCAACATCAGTAAAAATTCCGATTTGGAATGGCTTTGGGTTTGTTGCACCTGCGGCGTTGGTAGCACCAATTCTCAAAAGGTCTAATTCTCCAAAGCAAGCTTGATTGTGAAAAACACGATTTACTTTTAGAGCAATAAGACCCTTGAAGACCCCAGCAGTGTTTGCCGAATCGAATGTCCTTGAGTGGGCGAACTTTGGGTCTAGCCTGTTAAACTCGCCTTCTGTGAAGGTTGCCAAAGAGGCACAACGAACTTCAACACTTGTTGTAGCAGTTGTGTTTGTAGAGGCAACTAAACCAGTAATATTTGGGTTTCTAAGAACTGGTGTGGTTCTATTATTCGCATTTCTAATTTGGTGAACTGGAACAATGGCACCCGTCTTTTCATCTTCGATAGAAAAGAATGCCGCACCTTGACCTAAGTATTGAAAACCAATCTGGAAGACATTCCCTTTTTGTGGGTTGAGGGTCATGCCGCTTGGACCTGTTCCGTCCATCTTATCGTAGTTCCAAGCAGATTGAAGATAAACATCTGACGAAGGAGCAACACCTTCGGAAACCTGTGAAAATGATCCCAAAGAACCAACACCGGCACCAACAGCAGAATAAGAACCGCCGTAAGGACCAGCACGAGCAGAAAGGAAAAACACATCAGAGCCAATAACATCAACTAACCAACCATCGCCTACACTTGTGTAGTCGGCAAGGGAAAGTTGGTAAGCAGTTTGAGTTGTGTCGCCTCCACCAGTTACAGGAACAACAATAGAGTCACCATCAAGGGTTACAGTAACATCTTCTGTACCTGCTCCTGTCGTAATAGTTAATTTTCTAATTTCTCTCTTGGAAGTGTCTTGGTGTAAAATGGCAAAGTTTTCGTTGAGGTAGCCAAAAAAGTAACCACACTCACCATTGCCAACACCAATAAGCTGAATGTTGCCGTCTACTGGCGTGTCGAAAAGAGCGGTTCCTCTAAACAAAGAACCTTGACCGGCTGAGTATTTTAGACCTCTGCGAAGTTGAACACCACCAGAGCCATTTGCGTTTGTTGAACTTGTGACAACAGCATAACCGTCTTCTTGATAAACACCGCCGCCAGCATAATTGATTGGTGTAACAACCTTCTCGTTGATTGTGTAAACAAAATCTGCTTGAGCAGATGGAGTTAAAGTTTCAACTCTTAACTCACCAAAAGAAGTTTGCTGTGCTGAACCGGGTTCGCCAATAGTTATGTTTTTTCGTGGTTTATAAGAAAATCCTGATGATCCCATTTATTTTTACCTGTAGCTGATAAAATAAATAGAAAGGCACAGGATAAAAAGCCCCATGCCTCCCATCTACTTAGATGCTGTAAAGCGATTACACTACTTCACAAGCACCGCCAGAACAAGCAAGTTCACCTGATAAATCAGTGTTGTCCTCTGCCTCGTAAACATTATTTAGATCCACTTTAGTCAAGGACTGAAGCATAACCTCATAAGTTTCTTTAGAACAATCCTCAAATGGTGCCTGATCGTAATTGCCACCATCGTAAGGTAGAACTGAAAGACCATTGTAAACATCGCGGTTTTCCCACATCCACTCTCCAACATCTGCCCATTCGGATTCACGAATGCTTACAGTTGCGGAAACGTTGTGAGTGTTTTGACCTTTTCTATGACCTTTCCTAACCCACTCGTTTGAGACTTTTGCCACTCGCTTGAGCATGGACATGGCTGATTCTGTTCGGTAAATTGCTCCTTCTGGAGCTTTCTGTGGAATAGAGATAACAGCAGTGTCGTGGGGTCTAAAATATTCATCTTCGATTAGCTCCTCATGTGCCAGTGATAAGTAGTTGTAAATTGCTTCATTCTTACCGACACGAATACGACGAATGTAGTAATCATTATGCCAAGCATGGATGCCTGAAGAAGTGCCTAATGTTAGTGAGGTTGTGCCTGCTGGTTTTACACAAGTAGTTCTTGCTGCCTCACGAATACCAATTAGGTTTGCAACTCTACTATTCTCTCCCTTGACTGCTTTAGCACCTGCTTCCATATCCAAGTTGAGAACAGCGCCAGACCCGATTCCTGTCATCGAGACGCCGATGAGAGCGTCTTTCTCGGTGTTTCTACGCCATACATCGCGTAGGTAGTGAAAGTCCGTGTAACCGGCTTGTAGGGTGCCTAGAAAGGCTGCTGCCTTGACACGGGCTTCGTACTCTTCCTGATCCTCTAAATCTGAAGCATTTACCTCTGTTAAGTTACAAAACTGGTAAGGACGAAGGGCGATCTCACAGCAAGGGTTGGTTCCCCAATCCTTATCGTTTGATAGATAAATTCCTGGCTCACCTGAACCTGACTTCTTAATACGATCCCAAAGTGACATAAAATATTCTTTATCAACCTTGTGTCGTAGAATTACTGCGGAGTTGTTAGCTCGACCTCGCTGTGGATTTGCCTCCCACCAGTTGCCTGACTTTGCTGCAATCATTTCATCATCATCTGCGGAAAAGAGTGAAATAAGTGCTGCACGACGAATACCACCAGCCAAAACAGCATCAGCAATATGGCAAATCATATCATGGACCTCGATTGGCTCAAGTTTATCGCCATCAGCCTTTTCTCGTAAAACACCTTCAACCTTCACCAAACACTCACGTAGTGGCTGGGGTCCTGGTGCCTTACCACCAGAGGTTACAAGACGAGCACCCTTTGGGCGAATGTCGCTGAAATCAAAACGAAGCTTTGATGTGCCCTTGAAATAGGAGTGAACAAGAGCCTTTACAGCATCAGCCCAACCCTCAATAGAATCAGACACTAAGAAACGACGTGTACGCTTTGGGTTTGGTTTGCGGATTTCAGGAAGCTTTTCAACATGGTGTGACTGAACAGAAAAACCAACGCCAGTTCCACCCAATAGGAGAAACATACACTCTGCAAAAGCATCAGCGTGATCGATTGGCATATAAGCACAGTTATATACACGATTTGGGGCAACCTCAATTGGTTTGCCAGCAAACTGCATGGATCTCATGGAAGGTAAAACTTTCTTTGGTATGACAAAGTTTTCATACACTTGGGTAATTTCTTCTTTTAACTCTGGGTATTTCTTAATGTGCATGTCTCTATTACGAGTGCAAAGTTCAACCCAGTTTTCCCTACGTTGTTGTTCTGGTAGGTATTTAGCGTACTTCATGTGTACGGTGATATCTGACAAAATTTCTGATGCTATTTCCATTATTTATCTCCTTTCATTTCTTGTTTAAGTTCCTTATATTTTTGTCTCAACAAATCTTTTTGTTCTTTTGCAGCGTTCTTGCCAACAGCGGACGGATCGATAGAATTCTGTTCAACAGAAATCTTCACATTACTTGTATCCATCTTGACTGGGTAAATTAAGCCGTCTGGACCGAAACGATTTTTAGCTACAAAGAACCTTCCTGTATTGTTGTTTTTATCCTCGGTAGTTCGGGATAGAGTAAATATGAAGTCGGCAACAAAACATTTGGAAAAAGCCTCCGAAATTGACTCCATTGTGACAAGTTCTGCGTTGTACCCTGTCCTATTCGTCTGAGAAACGGTCCAAATTGGGCATTTATGCTCTTGAGCAATTCCTCGCAACTCCTCATAAATTGACTCTAAATCATGTCGTTTTTCGCCATAACTCTTTTTAGGGTTGATCAAATCTGCATAATCAACAATAATAATATCTGGTTCAATACCACGCATCTTCAATTTAGAAAGATGGTTCTTGATTGCTGTCGTTGAGATAGACCGAGTTGGATACTCTTTTACAATCAAAGTCCCCTCAATATCTTTTACAACTTCCAGAATATTATCCTTGAATACGTTTAGGTCTTTTAGTTTTACACCTGTAATACACGAATCATACCGTCGAGCAACAACTGTCTCGGAAAGTTCCAGAGTATAATGTACCACAGTTTTCTTTTCTTTCAACGCTTGAGCACCTAAGTGTACAAGAATGTGGCTCTTTCCTGCTCCAGTACCTGCCATAGCAACACCAAGCTCGCCAGCGCCAAGCCCACCTTGCATTAGGTCATCAAAGGTTTTCCAGCCTGTTGTCATAGGACTACGAACTTTGATTTCAAATCGCTTCTCAAAATCTTTAATATAATGATAACCAAAATCATTTGACTGACCTAACTTGAGTGCTTCGTTAATCAAATCACTAATCTCGTCAAATGAAGATTTCTCCAAAAGACGAACTGATTTTACGATTGCTTCTTTTAGTTTCTGCTTCTTACAAAAGTCCAAAGCAGTATCTTTGATGTATTCCTCACCCTGCACTGCTGGGTCTGAGTGAATACGAATGAGGAAATCACGGACTTGCTTGATTACCAAGTCGTCTTCCTTGTCCATCTCTGTATTGATTAGAGACGCCATGAGGTTCATCGACGGATGAACCTCATACTTTTCTTTATATTGATAAATTAGATTTGTGAACCTTTTCAGATATTTTGTTTCGAAATATTCAGTTTCAAGGACCTCGCCAATCTGGTCAGAATAAGCCCTATCCATAAGGATAAGCTTGGCAAGATTCTCTTGAAACATATTACCGAACTTTGAAAAGTCCACTTTCTCGCTTGTACGCATAGATCACCTTTTGTTGGGTCTACCACTATAGCAAGAATGGCTGTTGATGTCAAGTGATATTACTTTTTGGTCATCTTTGAAAGAACATCTTTTTTGTTTAAACCAGTGATTTCAACATAATCGCCACGACGGTGAAGAGTTACAGTTTTAATCTTACCAACCATGGCTTTTAAATCTTTGTCTGCTGGTACTTTCTTACCGATTTTTTTAAGTTCTTCCTTAATCTTTTTTAGATCTGCTGCGCCGCCTTGGACGTTAAGAATGTTTAAAACATCCTTTTCAGTTACATCTTGTTTAGATGGCTTTTTTTCCTCTTCCTCAAGCTTTCCTTGCTTTTTCAATGATTTTTCAATTGCAGCGCCTCTCGTTATTTCATACCCAGATAGCTCTCCATCGTTATTCAAATCTGCTTCTTTAGGATTTTTAAGCTTTACCTCAAAAAGATTACCGTATACCATTTCTTTGAAATTTTTCATCTCAAAACCTCCGAATATAATTAGTCCTTTATGGAAGCAATCCTGTTTGAGTGAGCAAAAAGGTCTGTCCAACTGATCTGTGGGAAACCATCCGTAAACATCATCTTAACAATCTCTGTTTTATTGTAATATCTTGAATAGTTCTCTTTTGCATTCTTTACTATATCTCTCACCTGGAATGAAACATTCGGGACGTATAGCTGCATAATCTTGTAGTTCTTTAGGATCTTGTCGTAATTGTCAATAATGCCCTCATGGATCTTTAACTTGTTCTCT